ATACCAAACAGCACTGAATGTAATTTTCCGCGTCCCTTTGTTAGTTTCGCCTTCACCATTGATTTCATCCGCAAAAGACCGAAGCGTAAAATCAGAAGCCGCAAGCTGGTTTTCGACAAACCATTGTAGCCTCGGATAACTGGTCAGCAAATCAACAACATTGCTTGAAATCACATCGAACAAGTCATCAATTTCAAACACCTCACCTTCCAATTCCTGAGCACCCTGCACAACAACATCAATCACAACATCGGTTTCGACCTTGTAGATTTCCGGTTGAATGTCCTGGGTATCGAAAGAACTTTGCTGAACATAGACAGACAAGAACGCCTTTTCTTGTGGCCATGCTTTTTCGGCACGGTTGCAATAAACATCGTTTCCGATAAAAGGCAAATTAGCCTGTTTCAGTTTTTCGCAAACCGTCAAACGGATATTGCGAAGCGTCATGATGTTTGTTGCCATATTCATCATTTCACCTGCAAATCGTAAGTGACGGAGCCGTCTTTTTCATAAATAAAATCACGGGCTACAAATTCGCCGGAACGCGGACAAATCGGGCTTTCAGGAACAATGAACTTGTCACCTTTAAGCGGAACACCACCCGGCAAATCAGCGGAACTAACAATGAGACGCGGGCGATGTGAAATCGCCTGCACCTCAGCGCCAATGGCAGCGCCATCAAGCGAAGGTTCATCGAAAAGCGCTTTCATCGGGTATTCAATTCCAGAACGCACAAGCGTTACCTGAACACCGAATTCATCGGTATTCAGGAAAACGTCTTGCATATCCTTCATCAAATCTTCTTTGAAAGCACTCATCGAATGACCTTGATTCAAGAGAAATTAGATGACCTTTGCGGAAACAACGGAACCACCGTTGACAGGCACAAAGAGCGGGTGAGATTCAAGTTCACGCCAACGAATCTTGCCCTTTTCAATCCATTCCCAGGCGTAAGTCTGAGTCTTGTTGATAGTGCCGTTTGCGCCATCGAACACTGCACCGTAATGCATTTCAAAGCGCGGGTCACCGCCAAGCAGAATCACGCGGTCAGTGGGCATCATCGGAGAATTCTTCTTTTCCTTGTCGTTGAAGAAGTATTCATCGTAAGTGTAAAGGTCAACACCTTCGACACGGCCCTGGAAAGTCACGCCGGGGAAATCCTGGTCTTCACGGGGAGCGATAGCGCCAAGATCAATGCGGCGGTTGTTGAGATAAGACTGAACATTTGCGTTGGCAATAAAGGCATCCCATGCCTGACCACCAAAAACAGCGCGGCGAACAGCAGTGCCACCGGACAAAGCAACCTTGTCGCGGGACTGCTTACGCATCCACTTGATCGGGTCACTGTTGGCAGCGTCGAACTTGTCAGCAGCGGCGGCAGTGAAGATGTTTTCAGCGGGAATCGGAGCGTTAATGTCAGCACCAACGCCGGTGATTACCTTACCAGTGGAAAGAATTTCGATAATCTGCTGTTCTTCACGGCGTTCAATGGAACGCTGCAAGTCGAGCATATCTTCAATCACCAAACCACTCATCACAGCTTCACTGGAAGCGGTTTCAGCACTAATTTCAACAATAGACTGACCGGGAAGACGGGTTTCGAGATCCTTGGCAGTGATATTGCGGGAAGCGCCAACTTTGGGCGGCGTGAAAGTAATGGTGTCATAACCATCACGGGCAATCACCTTGCCATCCTCTTCATCACGAATGTAGGGTGCAAGGAAACGAGTCTTTTTCTCGATGTCAATCAAGAAAGACTTTGTGCGATGGGTAATCGTCGAACACATGCGACGGAAAAACGCCTGCGGACGATAAGCGAGAACGAGCGCACGGCTCAGTTCTACCGGATTGGAAGTGTTCAAAATAGCCATTTGTCAGCTCTCCTTTTAAGGTTCGACCACATCTACAGCAAAGATGCAGTGGTCGATCATGTTGGTATACTGATCGGCAATGGTGTCAGAACCACCGAAGGTCAGTTTGGACTTGTTGAAGCAGCCGGTGTAAGCCACGACAGCCTTGCCGAGAAAACCGCTTGCAACGGTAATGTCTTCGAGCAAGACGGCGCGAGCAACCTGAGTGCCATCGTCGGCAGTATGGTCCGCAGCATAGAATTCACCAGTAGAAGCGTCAGCAGGGGCTGTCACCTGGGTCTTAGAACCAATGGTAAGCACAAGGTCACCAGTTTTGGCCATAGAAATGGTCACATCACCAGCCCAAGTTCCAACGGCCTTTGCTTCAAGAATGAAGTAGTCGTTAGTCTTGTCAGCGGCAGCCTCGAAAGCAACCGTAGAACTTGCGTTTACGGCAGCGGCAAGGCTATCAAGGATTTCGTCGATGGTGTGGTTGTCACCTTCGGCAGTCGTGTCGATACTGAAAGTTTCAGCGTCGATAGTTACAGACACAGTGCCAGCAGCAGCAGTAATGCTAGACAAAGCAAAACGATACTTGCCTTTTGCACCAGCGGAAACACTCTTGAAGCCAAGCACACAGCCAGCCTTCAAATCCTGATTCCCACCAATGGTCACGGTGTCCTTTTGCAGCGGGAACGGACCCGCAATAAGGTTTTCGTATTCAGTCATGTTACCCTCTCTTGTTGTAGTATTTGTTAGCAGCGGCCTCGCAAACCTTCTGCAATTCCTTTTCATTGTTCACTTCAGGAGTAGAAGCACCGCCAACGATTTTATTCTGAGCGGACGCCTGGGCTTCAAGACCATCCTTGACGGCTGCCACCTGTTCCGGAGTCAAACCGGCGTTGATGTCAGTCTTCTTTTCTTCAGCACTTGCATTCGCCTTGGCAACAGCGTCAGCAGAAGACTTCAACTGTTCCTTAGCCATTGCAAGAGCCTCAGTAGTCAGGTCAGAAACGGACTTTTCACCGTCAATCATTTCCTGAAGCTTGGATTCTTCAATCGGGAGGCCAGCGAAGATGCCCTTGACGGCAACTGCACGGGCCTTGTATTCCTGAACGCCCTGAGCCTTGATTTCAGCTTCAGTAAGCGTCGGAGCCGCGTTTTGTTCAGCAGCGGCGGCCTGCGCTGCGGTCGATGCATTCTTGTTTTGCATGCTCACCTCGTTGTTTATGTTGGTAAAACCTGTAATTCGTTTCATTTCGGCGCACATATCTTCGAAAGACATCACGGCGTCAATCAAGCCAGCGTCAACGGCGGCCTGACCGACAAAATTTCCACCCTTACCGAAATTCTGCATCACATATTCGCTGGTATAGCCGCGATTTCTGGCGACCGTATCAATAAAGACTTTAGCCAGAGCGTCAAGTTCAGCGCGAATCACATCAGCGCCCGCCTTGGATTCCGGGTTCGGGTATTTGTCCGGAGAATAATTCGAAACAATGGTGACAACTTCTTTGTCAACACCACGGCTGAACTGAGCCAGAGTTCCGATAGAACCGACAATTCCGGAATCGCCGGCATAAATCTTTTCGCAAGCAGAAGCGAGCCAATAAGCGCCGCTTTGCATTTGGCCACCAGTGCGGGCCACAATGCCATAAATCTTGCGACCACGGGCCTTGAAAATTTTTTCAGCAAGATCACTGCAACCGTTCACGACACCGCCCGGAGAATTGATGTCAAGCACAATTCCAAGCACGTTGTCATTTTCCATGCAGTCATCGAAAGCGGCCTGAATTCCGTCGTAATAGTCGCCCATCAATCCCCACCAGCCCTGAGGAATGGCACGGTAACCAAGCGGACCGTCAATATGAATCACCGCAATTCCATCATCGTGCAAAGTGACGTTGTTACGGTAATCGGGTTCGCCATCTTCTTTTCTGGCAGAATACCGGCCATCTTCAGTTTCAGAATAATGAAGCGAAGATGAGGCAAGACGCTCGACGGCATCTTGAGCCATAGCAAATCGAGCCGTCAAATCCAAAGCAAGTTGTTTTTTCTTCTTAGCCATATTTCACCTACAAAGCACTTTCGTTCACATCGTCAGTCGAAACGCTAAACGTTTCGCTCTTGTTAATAAGACCAGGTTCGTTCATACCCTTTTCTTGACGGGTCTTCTTTTCTTCGGCAAGACCATCAAGAACAACATCGTATTCACCACCGTTGATAGCGGCGCAAGCCGTGTCGCGGGTAATAAGCTGTTCGTCAAGCTGCATCTTGTAAGCCTGCGTTTCTTTTAGCGGGTCAAGCAAGAATGCAGAATCAGCAATCCAGCGACAGCCATTCCACAAAGCCCGCTTTACAGGATTCTCGAAATAGCCCGGAGCGTCAATCACTCCGGTCAAAACAGCCTGAGCCAGCCACTTTTCATAAACAGGGCGGCAGAAATCCGAAATCAAGTTTCGACGAGCGCGGTCAAAAGTTTTCTTGCTTTCAAGAATCGCACCGCGAACCGCATTGTAAGAACTATTGAACTTACGAAGCACCACTTCGTAAGAAACCCCAAGCGAAGCGGCGGCCTCGCTGAAAATAGCCTCCACAAAGCCCTGATAAGCGGAATTCGGACGGGTCGGATTCACAGCGGAAACCTTCTGGCCCTTTTTCAACTGGATAATTCCACCGCTTGTCAGTTCTATTGGCGCGGGTTCTTCATTCGGTTGAGCAACTTTTTCATCTTCAGGAACGTTGTCAAGCAGCGGATCATCGACACGCTCATCATTGCTTTCGATAAAGGCGGTCAACATCGATGTCACGACAGCAGCCATCAGTTCAGATTCCAAAAACCGCTCTTGCTGTTTCATCAAAACGATAATAGGAGCAAGAATTGAAACGCCCCGCCTCTGGTCAGTCCTATCCGGGGAGAATATATGCAGCACGTTCGCCTCTCCATACCGGTCAAACGCCGGCACACGCACTGTTTCAAGCAAATCCGAATAGTTGTCTATAGACCAGGGGGGGCGTTTCGTAAAGTAATAGTTCAGCGGCGCACCGAATTCAGTCACTTCAACACCCATTGTCAGGCGGTCAGTGTCTATCATTCCGAGCGGATTCATGCAGCGGTCAGCTTCCAAAAGTTTCAGGCACAAGCCAAACGGCTCAATTTTCTTGTCATACTTGGCAAGCGTAAAGCAATCGCCGTCGATAAGTTGAGTCTTCAAGGCTAAATCCTGAAGCCCAAACATATCATTCTTGCGTTCAACATCGCACTTTTTGGAATTTGCCCAAATTTCATAAAGGTCCTGGGTCTTTCGGCACCAGGCAACGGCTTGATCATGGTCTAAGCCAAGAGTTTCGATTTGCTTCAGTTGCGGGCGAACCTTGACACCTGTTCCAACAACATTCGTTGACAAAGAACTGATAATCGCGCGGGAAAAGGCGTGGTTCTGATACAGAGCGCGGGCGCGAAGCAAAAGAGTTTCACGGTCACAAGTCAGGTCGTAGTCAGCGGAGCCAAGCGGAGCAATAAAAGCGCGCATGGAGTTGACGGCCCAAGACGCCCCTTTCCAGGCATTACCGCCAAACCGGTTGATAATTCTCTGGGAATCATTAGCCATGTGGTATCACCGCCCTTACGACCGTTCCCCGGCAACCACCGCGAGATTCAAGCTCAAGCGCTTCTTCCAGCATACCTTTCCAAAACGTTATTCCCTCTTGAATATCCTTCATGTTGGCACGGTTCAGCGACCGCCCTCCGATGGAATACGATTGGCCTTTTAGCACAGCAGAAAGAGCGTTCAAATGCTCTTGGAGCATTTGGCGGCAAGTCACCGAAGAAATAGGAATTTCACGCGTTAAACTCATTTTGTGTCAAAATTTGTCAATCAACAAAATAAAATATAATCAAATCTTGACCCAATGGAGTAAATATTTTGTCATTTTTTGTCATTTTATTTTATGAAAAAAGAAAGCCCCGGCGGTTTTTAACCCGCCAAGGCTTGTTATTTAACCCACTCAAGGAGCAATATAAGGCTACACCAGCAATATAAGTCCAATGTCAGTTTTTGTCAATAGCCTTTTGGAGTTCTTTTTCAAAAGTCTTTTCGATAAACCTTGAATTTATAGCCCTAACCGTCTTTTCAAAATCCCAACGGGGCTTGATTTTCGTTTTTTTAACAAAGTGATAAAGTTCTTTCGCGTCGTTTGTGCCTTTCTTTTCTTCCACAATCATCGTTCGGCCACGCGTCGTTTTAGCAAAATGGATTTTCTTTCTGCCCGTTCCCTCGCCATGAGCCACTTTTATTGCCTTCTGCAAAACATTCTTGATGGAAAAAGAAGATTTCATGCCGCCTTTCGCATTTCGGCCCTCTTGTTTTACGCTTAAAAATGGCACTGCCATCGTTTCACCAACTTTAGGCGTTCTGGTGGCTCCATATTCCTGATCAACCATGAAAGAAATATTGTCTTTCGTGAAAAGGCTTATTTCAAGCTTTTCTTTGTTGACCTTAGATTTTGTTACCTGTTGCGGAACGCCCTTGTTTTTCTTGATTCCGTTTTCATCCGGAAATTTTTTACTGTAATTGGCAATAACAGCATTTCGAGAACGTTCAGCCACATTTTCAAGCGTCTTATAAGCCGCATTCCTGATTCGCTTCTGGGTATCTTTTACACAGGCGTCTAAAGTCTTTGCGAAATCTTTTGAATTGCAAAAATAATTCATACGCTCACCCCCTTTGATAAGACTCTAATTTGAGAATTCCCCGCCGGCTGTACTCCACCGGAACTGCGAACCATGTTCCGGTTCGGGTTCCAGGTTACTTTTTGCCGGTTGTCAGCCATCTTGTTCAGGTCAAGCCGCAAAAGATTCAACGCCGCCCGGTTATACACAAAAAGGTCAAGAGCCTCGTTTCTTTCGCGGGTCTTTTTGTAGGAATAAACGAGATTTCCGTTCACCATTCGCGACACCAGCTTTTCGCCGGTCAACTGCATAAAGTGTTCGGTATCGTATTCGGGCAAATCCGGAAAATGCATATAGCCAACCGCGCCGGGTTGCTCCACTTTCATCCAGCCGAACACCTGGTCTTTAATGGTATCGACGCCAACAGTAACCAAATACGCATTGTAACGCTGACCCACATCTGTCTTTTTCGGAGCGCTAGTCATGGGAACGCCCGTTCTGCCGCGCCCCTTGCAAGCAAACACACGCCTTGACGCCCTTGGACCAGTGAACCTGTAAACCTCATCGGTGCAATGGCCCATTGCATCTTGTAAAGTGCAGGCCACATAAAGTTTTTCTCCGTTTGCCTTGGAATACGGAGCAAGCAGAATGCGGTCAAGGTCATCCCACACCGCCATATTTTTTCGCGGATCACCCAGAATAATCTTTTTCAGGATTCCCCAATTCTCAAAATTCTTTCCCCAACCCCGGATTTCCACTTCAAGACGGTTGTCCTGGGTATCGACGGCAGCGGTCAGCACAATCACATCGTCTGGAACTTCGGCACCGTAATCTTCTTTACGAATCATCAAGCCAGAATGGTCAATGCTTTCTTCAGTCTGCTCGACAAAGATTTCACCCAGCACATTATTCACAAAGGCCCGCATTTTAGCCCGTGAATTGCTCTTGACCGCCGCCAAGAATTCAAGCACAGCGTCTTTCCAACTGAACCAGCCAAGCGGAGAATAAAGTGCGTTGATTTTGTAACTAGGATAAAGCCCGTTTGGATTCGTAGGCACCCACACACCCAGCTTCAAAATTTCGTCTTTGTAGAATTCCGAAAATTCTTCACCGCAATTCGGGCATTTCATTCGCGCCGTTTGCGGTAAATGGTTTCCGTCTTCATCCTTATCCCAAACCATATTGTCCCACTGCAACGCATGTAATTCGCCGCAATGCGGACACGGCACCCGGAATTCCCGCTGGTCACCGCGAATATACCTTGAATAAATTCGGCAATTCTCGCCTGTTCCGGGTGTAGAACACCAAAAACGCTTCTTTCTCGAAAAAGTGTCTGTTCTTTTACTCACCAGGTCGCACGGGTCGCCAAAGCCTTCACAATCTTCGACCCAACTGGCCACCTCATCATTCAAGTCTATGCGAACAGGAATCGAGCGCAAGTTTGATTCAGAACTAGACCAGCCACAAATCAACTGACCGCCCGAAAATTCCTTGATATACTTTGTGTTGCTGGTGAACTTGTCATCGATTTGCATTTCCCGCGCCGAAGCATTGAAGCGGGTCAGGAATTTTTCCATCAGCCCTTCAGACGGCTGAAAGATTCCTATTGGCGACGGGTCATGCAAAATGTAATAGAATGCAGTGTTCATCAACAGTTCAGTTCCACCCACCTGAGCAGACTTCATAAACACCACATCCGTTGCCAGACTTTGTGGCGAAAGCTGATCCATGATTTCGACCAGATACGGCGTTCTTTCATTTCGCCATTGGCCATGTTCGGCACTTGATAATTTCGGCAATATTCTCGATTCTTCGGCCCATTGCGAAATCGTTATGTCTGGTGGTGGCAAAAAACCGGACAGGAAACACGAAGCAACATGCTTGACGTTGCTTTCAAGAATGGGGTCATTCGAAAGTTCGACCTCAATCTGGTCTTCTACATCAGACAAAGTTTTCCTGTTCCTTGGAAATAATATCACGCAATGAATCAATCACATTTTTTCGCACCACTTCACCAATAATCTTTTCGATATGGCCAATGCTCAAGGCGTTTCGCACGGTATCAGAGGCAATGCCGACGTCAACCAGCGATGATTCCAGCGGAGCCATGCATGACGAAGCCACTTTCAAATGAATGGAAAGCAGCCGGTCTTTGACGCTCGACGCCAACTCATAAACCTTTTGCGAAGCTTTTGACTTGTCAACCAGTAAGCCCTTCATTTCATCAGTCTTGATCTTGGCCATTTCAGCCGCAAAATGCTCGCGGGCGGCACGTTCTTTTCCGAAATCAAACACTTCGGAATCGGGAATCGGAGATCCATCGTCACCAAAGTTCTTTTTTGCACTCAAACGGGCCTCGAAATCCGTAAGACCCGCCGCCTTTTGGCCGGTGGTGGCCGTGGTCACCTTTGACGGATTCCTGTTGGCGTAAAATTCCCGTTTGGCCGTTTCAAGGTGATACTTGACTTTTCCCTTGGAATCTTCGAAAGTGGAAATGCGGCCAATCTTTTTGGCTTTCGAAACGGCGGCATCGGTCACGCCAAGCGCATGAGCCACAGCGGACGCCTGGACCAGTTCAGAATCGCTAAAGTTATGTTTGCCAATACCGTAATGCATTATTTAACCTTTTTTAACTAAGGTTAAATATAAGTTAATTGTCAAAAAGTGTCATAAAGTCTTAACCCTAATTTTTGCTAATACAGCGGCGAAGAGGTCGCCCCGGCCGACCCCATCGCTGACCCCCGGTTTTGTAGCAACTCTTTTGGCCTGGGGGCCACCCCTCCCCCTCCCCCATTGTCGTTTTTTGCGAAATTTCGCCACTTTTCGGCAAGCCCATAGACACCGCTCACACAATCGCTGTCGGGTTAATCACCACAGCCGATAAAACACTTGGGCCACATTCAGTGCCGGCCACAATCAACAAATACTGAACCGCAGCGCAATTTACGGACCAATGGCACAGAAACAAGCGGGTCGCGCGGCGCGGGTCAACCCAAAATTCAAAAGGCGGGTAAAACCCAAACCCAGGTTAAAAGCAATTGAAAATCCGGTCGATAAGTGCCACAGAATAGCGTCTGGCGGCGTTTTAACGATAATCCAGACACATTCACGCGTCAACCTTAAAAGGGCCGCAGAGAGCGTATAAATAGCCATAAACAGCAATAAGGAAAAGCCACGCAACGACAAAAGCCCAGTAAAGGACTGCAATCCGCATCGGTTTCATTAAATAATTTACGATATCGGAAACTATATCTTAAATTACATCTTAAACGATATCTAAAACGATATCTTTTAAGTTATCAAATACGATATCGTTTACGACATCGTTTCTTAACTATATATTTTTATTAAAATAATTATGGTTAATATACAGAATAAAGAAAGGTAAATCAAACTTATTTTACTTTTCTTTTTGCTTCTTTTTCTTTTGAAAATGAACAAAAACGCAAAACAATTAAAATCATTTTGCGGACAAAATTAGCGAAATCAGACGCTATTGCGCAAGAGTCCTTAAAGCAGTTTTAACCATCTGTGTAATTTCGTCTTGAGATGGTTTTACCGTATTTGGCTCTTTTTTGACAATTTCGTCTATTTCCTCACCAAACAATTCACGAATGGTCATTCCCGCTTTGATAAGCTCGACGCACGTTTCGTAAGTAGGGCCGTGCACACCAGCGTTCCAACTGGAAATAGCACTTTGCGAAACGCCAAATTGGTTAGCCAATTCAGTTTGATTCCGGAATCCTTTTCGCTTCATAAATGACTGAACATCAACAGACATACTATGTAATATAATTTTTACTAATAAAAATCGCAAAAAGTGGTAAAAACTATTGACTTTTATTTAGAAAAGTGTTATATTCAAACTATAAAACGGTTAATTACCATTAAAACAGGTAGAAAATATGCCAGCACAAGGTAAAAGCATAACACTTCAGCAGCAATGCGTAGAAATGATTGAACGCATTCAACAGAAAAGATTTAACGAAAATAACATAAAGGACAGCAAAACACGAATCATTTCCGAAGCCGTTAACGAATTGGCCAAAAAAGAACTCGATGAATAAGGCTTTCAACATGGAAGGATTCCAATGGCTCGCCCAAAGAATATGATTCCCAGATTCGTCACATTTGATATGGAAGAACTAGCAATGATTCAGTCACGAATGACACATAACGAAATCGCTGATTTCTGGGAAAACGCCGTTCGCGACCTTAGAAGCGGATGTTCGGGCGAAAAAGTGAATCCATTTATAAAGCGTCAATTCAAGATTGCACAGTCAAGAATGAACATCAAACAATCAATTGACAGTAAATATTACAAAAACAAACGTGGCCGAAAGCCAACAGAAAAGCCGGCTCAAGAGCAAGAAAAGCCGACAGAAGCACCAGAACTGAAGCTCGATGTGGCCGTAACAAAGCCCGAAAAACACGGCTACGGCCCGAACAAATTGGTAATGCTCACCGAAGAAGAAGGCACGAATCTTCGCCAACTTTACGGCAACGACCTGGAACTTGCTATCGAAATCCTTGACAGCTATTTGTTGCAGGGTAGCAAGGCTGCAAAAGCATATAAGAGTCACGCAGCGGTCCTTCGGCGTGGAAACTGGGTCTGGAAAAAAGTCCAAGAAACCAAGACAACGGAAATTCGCAAGCAGACCGCCGAACAGAACCAAAAGAACGCACAGAACCGCGACGGGCGCACATTCAGGGAACGCGATATGGACGCCCGTGGAGCAGAAGCAAGAATGCTGATGGAGTTGCAGAATGGTTGAAAATCAGGCTAAAATAGACTCTTTGGCCGACCAGCTCAGAAAACAGGTCATTGCGGCCCTGCTGATAACCGACCGCCGTAAATTCGGAGCGCAACCGCTCAGCGCCGACGAATACGAATGGACCGCCATGGAAATTTACAAAATGACATGCCCGACAAGACTGCTCAAGCGCCTTTTCGAGGACTGCCACGAAATGCAGAACGATAAAGGACAGATGCTCCACGCCGTCAATGTCGGAGAGCTGGAATGGTGCCTCAAGAATCGCTGCATCGGATATGCATCTGTTTTGAATGTAAAGCACGGATGGCTACCCAAAAAGAGCGACACGGAATTGCGAAAGCTGCCCGCATTCGTGGAACTGAAAACCATTTACAAGGCGGCAAAGCGGGTGATTGCGCCAACCACCGCCGACAACGCCCAAACACTTGAAATATCTAACCTGGTAAAATTACAGAGGATTTGACATGCACTTGAACAGAATCGAAATTATCGGAAATGTCGGGCAAGATCCGAATATCAAGAACCGCCAGAGCGACGGAAAGCCCATCGTCACGTTTTCGGTGGCAACGTCCAAGCGTTACAAGACCGCCGACGGCGAACAGCGCGAAGACACGCAATGGCACAAGGTCACGGCTTTTCCGGGAACCAGCGAATATGTAATTGCTTGCCACACAAAGAAAGGCTCTTGCGTATTTTGCGCCGGCGAAATGCATTATGACAGCTATATGAACCAGCAGACAGGCCAAACGCAGTATTACGCCACAATCCATCTGAGAGAATTCCAGATGCTCAGCAAGTCCGCCAAAACACAAGAAGAAAACAATTCTTCGACAAACGAACAGCAGAACCCGCAAAACGAAGATGAAGATTTGCCGTTCTAGCAAAAAAAATTTTGACCTAAAGTAAGCAACCGCAACCAACCAACTCAAAGGACACACAATGACAAAGAAACTCTTTCCGTCGGAAACAAGGCTGATCCAGACAAGCCAAATCCAAGAAAATCCGCAAAACCCCCGGTCCGAAATCGGCGATGTGAGCGACCTTGAAGCAAGCATCAAGGCACACGGGCTTTTGCAGCCGATCACCGTTAGGCCCGTTGGCAAGAAATACCAGGTTGTCGCCGGCAGCCGACGTTTCGAGGCCCTGAAACGCCTTGGATTCAAGAGTATCAAGTGCGAAATTCGCCAACTGAAAGACAAAGAAGCTTTTGAAATCGCTACCACCGAAAACGTGAGCCGCAAGAACATGAGCGAGGTTGACGAATGCCTTGCTGTTGCAAAGATGGTGAATGACGGCATGGATATTCACACGGTTGCAAGCCATTTTGGACGCCACCCCCGTTGGGTCATTGGCCGTGTAAAGATGGCGAACCTTGGCGATGAAGCAATGGAAATGTTACGCAATGGCGAAATCACCCTTGGCCACGCCGAAGCCCTGACGATGGCAGACGATGAAAAAGTGGAACATTACTTGCACTTGGCACAGGGCTATTCCCCTGAAACGCTCAAGAATTTCATCTTGAATGAGCGCAAAAATCTTGCAAAGGCGAATTTTTACGCCAAGACCGTCTGCAAGAACTGCCAGAAAAAGAGTATCAAGCAACAGGACATCTTTGGCGATATTTCCGAATGCTACTGTCTTGACGGTAAGTGCTATGCGGAACAGGTGGCAAAGCGGGTCCAGCAGTTACGCGAAGAATTCAAGAAAGACCACTTTAAGGAATGCCCCAAAGAAGACGAAAGCGATTTCAAGTGGGGTTATTACTGGGTAAGCATTGACAATGTGGAAAACGAATGCGCCGACAAGAAACTGAAAGCCAAATGGCTCAAGGCCAACGGATTTAAGCCCTATTACCTGATTAACGAAAGCGACGCCTCTTATGAATTCAAGTGGAATCTTCACGAATACAAGAAAGGTGAAGACGATTCCGAAGAAGCCGCCGAAAATGCAGCCGAAAACCGCGAAATCGATATTAAAAACAAGGCTGAAGAATTGGCTGACAACGAAGAAGAAGCGATTATCAAGGACCGGATCAGAGGCCTGCTTCTGTCCGCAAACGATGAAATGTGCGCCATGATCCTGGACTTGCTTGAAGAATCGTTAGAGGTGGAAACCGAAAATGACGAAGGCGAAAAAGACACCGAATATGAAAGCTACCTGGAACACATCGGCGAAGGCGAAAACGGACTCACACCTTATCAGACGGTGCTCGACAAGCTGACCGCACACTATTCTATCCGTTACCAAAAGAACCAAGCCCGCAATTTCTTTGGCCTTGGCGATGAAAGCGAATACGAAAAGCGGGTCGAGGCAAACCGGGCAAAAGCCGAAGAAATATTGAACAATGAAACCGAAGAAACCGACGAAAACGAAGACTGATATGAAAGAATGCGTCAGCGACCTCAAAAAGGAAATCCGGAGGCTAAAGCGGATTGAAACAGCCAGTATTAAGACAATCCTGAGCCTTGGAAACCTGGTCAAGAAACTAAGACAGGATTTGCTTAATGTTCACATGGAACTGATTGAGGAAACCGGACGCAGCGAAGATCTGGAAAACGAAATCAAAAAACTGAAGGGGAAAAGGAATGCAATTCAAAAGAAGCGTGTTCACACCTGAATTTCACGAATACACCAAATGTTCTTTTTGCGGATTCGTGAAATACTGCAAAGTCGAAAACAGGCGTTACATCTGT